AGTATTTGAGGCTCTACCAGAACCTGCACGTAGATACATTGCTATAAGATCGGCCCGAATATTTCACGATAGAGTTGTAGGGTCAGGTGAATTACATAGATTCTATCAAGAAGATGAGATGCAAGCGTGGCACACGTTGTTAGAATATGAAGGAGATGTGGCTGACTACAATATATTTGACAACTATGATGTGTATAGAGTTGTGGATAGGTCAATAAACTCTCAGTTTGGTCTAAAAAGAAATCTAGTTGACTCAGTAGAAACAGAATAATGCCTTTAATATCTGGAACTATACCTAGTCTTATAAATGGAGTATCACAGCAACCTGCTACTCTACGTATGCCCACCCAAGGTGAAGTACAGGAAAATGGGTTTTCCCATATTACACGTGGGTTAGAGAAGAGACCATGTACTGAACATGTAGCAAATGTAGGTGTTAATTCTACAAACGCTAACGATGTGTATATTCATACGATACGTAGGTCAGAGGACGAGGCTTATGCTTTTATTTGTAAAGGTGGTGAGTTAAATGCAGATGGTAGTGGAACAGGAATGACTACCGAACCTTCGTTCAAGCTAATAGATTTAACTGGGTTTGCTACAGGTACTGCTGGTAATGAGGTTTTTATCCAGCCAGATAATGTAGCATCAGGAACAAATGTAACTCAAAACGGAACAATAGTCGATGATGTAAAAAAGTATTTGTGTATGGATAATGGTGTTACTTTTACACCTAACAAGTTCTCCACAACTACAGTTGCTGACTTTAGTTTTATCCTAAACAAAGACAAGAAGGTAAAGAAAGCTACAGACACTCATGCTGACCAGCCTTACGAGTCAATGGCTTTTGTTAAAATAGGTGACTATGATGCTAACTATAAAGTAGTTGTCACTCAGTACGATGTAGATGCTGACGGTGAAATAGATCATCTTAAACCAATATGGCAATACGAAGTAAACTACAAAACACCTAACAATAATACTGAAAGTAGAACAGATACTACAAGTCAAAACACATTAAGCATAAATAACCAAGCAGGTGTTGTTGTTAGTACCATTGCCAAAACATTGTATGAAGGAGCAATACAAACACAAAAAGTACATATTGTTAAACAAGGTGGAACTACTGAGCCTGATAAATTAATAATAAGCACTACATCCACAGATGGAACTTCTAGTGGGACAGCAAGAACAGCATACACTGGTAAATTTGGAGTACGAGATCATGGTGAAATAACTACCAGGAAAAGGACGTATAACTCAGGTAATAGCACATGGTCTTCATGGTCAACTTTATCAGGAGCATCTAATGTGGGGCTTAAAAATATAGAAAATGCTAGACCCAGTTCAGGAAATGGAAGTGCAACAGATTGGACAATATCTGATCCTGACAACGGAAGTGTACTGTCATTACAAGCTGACTACCACGAAACAAACTCTTACCCATTTACTATAGAGTGTACTGATGGTAAAGGTGATTCTAACATAGTAGCAATCAATGGATCTGACGAGGTGCCTAGCTTTGGTAAACTTCCAGGAACAGGTATTCCTGAAAACTTTGTAGCTAAAGTATCTGGAGATCGTGGGTCTGGACAAGATGACTACTACGTAATATGGAATGGTAGTGTTTGGAAAGAGACCTTTAGACCTAAGTATTCTCAGATACCTGTTAAAAGAGCACGTAGCAAAGTAGACAACAAAACAATGCCTATACAATTGTATAAGGCTTTTGATGCTAGTAACGATATTTACTTTGTTATGAAACTCATTGACTACCCAGGTAGAACGGTAGGAGATGATTTAACAAACCCATTCCCATCATTTGCAGATTATGAAGAAGGTACTAATAACGTAGACGATGCTCTTTACACTATTAACGATATATTCTTTCATAGGAACAGGCTTGGATTTATTTCTGACGAGAATGTTATACTTTCTGAAGCCGCTAATTACTTTAATTTCTTTGCTAATACTGTACTTTCTGTTCTTGACACCAGTGTTATTGATGTGGCTGTATCTAACAACCAAGTAGCTATATTGAAATCAGCTATACCATTTCAAGAGAGTTTACTACTGTTCTCTGACTTACAGCAGTTTAAACTTACGTCAGATGATTTCCTAACTCCTACTTCTGTAGCTGTTGACGTTGCTACAAACTTTGAAACATCGACAGAAGCAAAACCTGTGCCAGCAGGTAAGACCATATTCTTCCCATTTCAACGTGGAGCTTTCTCAGGTATACGTGAGTACATGATTGATGTAGCCTCAGAGACAAACGATGCTAACGAAGTAACATCTCATGTACCTGAGTTTATCACAGGAACAGTAAAGAAAATGGCTGTATCTTCTAACGAAGAGTTGCTATGTGTATTGTCTGACACAGATAGAAGAGATTTATTTATCTACAAATACTACTACAACGATCAAGAAAAACTACAGTCATCATGGTCTAAGTGGAAGTTTGATGGTCAAATTGTAGACATGGAGTTTATTGGGTCTACAGCATACATATTATTTAGACGAGGTGTTGCTGGAGCTAGTGCACCTATATACCTTGAAAGACTTAACCTGTCTACAGATAATGCCACAAGTATTATGGATGACCGCATTGGTGTAAGGTTAGACAGAAGAGTTAAGTTAGAGTGGGGAGGAACTACTGACAGTAATGGAAACCCAACAAATGTACCAACAGTTGATAGCTATTATACAGATGAAAACTTTGATGTTGTAGGTACAAATGTTTTAACAAATGGAGCAGACCAAAAAGGTGACAGACTCAGCATAGATGGTGTTACAACTCCACCAAGATTAGGACAAACTTTTACAATTGATGGGAGAGCCAATATCACGTACACCGTTACAAATGTAGGACCATTATCAGGAAATGCTCTTGATATAGAATTTACACCTACTATACCCGCTGTAGAAAACCTTGATAACAACCAAGCAGGCCCAGTGGGAGATAATGTTGCTCTAACCTTTGAACAAAGGAAACTTGAGTATGTAACAGAAACAGGAGAAGTTGTAGATGAATCTAAAGTAGCTACAATACTAACCGAAGGTACAACCTTCTCACAAGGTAAAGGAAATACTTCACCAATTATATTTGCAGGTATACCCTATGATTTTAAGTATACCTTTTCAGAACAGTTTGTTAAAAGTGGAGATGACTCTATAAACTCAGGAAGACTACAAATGAGAAACTTTGAAATATCCTATGACAAAACAGGATTCTTTGAAATAGAGGTTGCTCCAAAACCTTTTGATGACAGACAAAGAAAAATATTTACTAGACAATTTACAGCGAAACAGGTAGGATCATTGGTACTAGGTAAGCAACCATTGTTGACAGGTGTATTTAGAGTACCTGTGTATGTCAGCAGTAAGGATGTAAGGATTACTGTATCATCAGATTCATGGTTGCCTTTATCTCTGCAATCAGCAGACTATGAAGCCTACCAAGTATTACGAAACCAACGTATATGAATTATTATATTAGATCGTCAAAGCGTAATGATTGTTATGAATTATCTAAAACTTTAAGACAGCAAGATGCACAAGAGGTATTTGCATCTGGTGGTCGTAACCCTGCTCAAGCGTTAATTAGGGCATACTTGACATCTCACCTACATTGTTATACAATAATACTAGACAATGAGGTTGTAGGTATGTTTGGTATATCAAAGATACGTGATGGTGTGGGGTCACCTTGGTTACTTGGGTCTGACAAATTGACAGACTACAAGTTTGAGTTCCATAAACATGCTAAAGAGCATATAGATACATTTATGGACGAGTATAACGTATTATTTAACTATGTAGACAAACGTAATACTCAGGCTATCAAGTGGATAAAAAGCCTTGGGTTCACTTTTACCAAGCTAGTGGACAACTTTGGCTACGAACAAAAACCATTTTACGAATTTGTAAAGGCAAATAATGTGTGATCCTGTTGTAATGGCTGGTGTTATGATAGTGCAAGCCAATCAAGCTCAAGAAGCTCAGATGGCGGCTGCTAGAGCAACTAATAAGGCATTTGAGGACAACCAGAAACTCCAGAATGATGCGTACACAAAAGATATGGAAGCATTCTGGAATGAAGAAGTCGCTATACAGAGACAAATGTACCAAAATGCTGAAGATGCGGCTGATGCTAAGATCGATATGTTAATAGAAGATCAGGCTAGACGAGCACAATTAACTACAGCTAACCTAGAGTCTGGTGCACTAGGTGCTTCTTCTAACAGAACACTAGCAGTGCTACGTAGACAAATGGCAGACAGGTCATTTGACCTAGACCAGTCATACCAACGTGGTGTTGAAGCACTACAAGCAGAAGGAAAGGCACTAAAGCTAGACAAAGTACAACGTAGGTACAGTGCTATGGGTGCTATCAACTCAATGCAACGTGATCCTGGGTTATCTAGTACAGACAGAGCAATGGGCTTATTTGCCGCTGGTGCTTCTGGGTATGCTACAGGTAAAAGTATGCAGTCAAAAGGGGGTACTCCTTGGTATAGTAAAAAAGGTGCTCCTGAATTAAAACGTAGTGGCAGTTCTCACGGATTATCCTATTAAATACTATGGCATCAAGAGCAGAAATACTAGCTTCTAACAGAGGTAGAGAACCCAAGTCACCTGCAATATACAGAAGGGGCAGAGTAAACAACTCAGCGGCTTACTATCGAGCCGCAAAGCCCCAAATGGATAAAGCAGGTAGGCAGTCAAAAGCACTTGCTGATTTTATTGGTGCTGTAGCTAAACCTATTGGAGAAGCAGTTAAAGCAGAGCAAGAAGAATTTATTGAAGCAGAGAAAAACGCAGGTATTGCGTCATTCACACGTGCCACACCAGAACAACGTGCAAAGATGCGTTGGGCTATTAAGCATGGTATCATTTCAGAGTCAGAGTCGCCATACTTTAGAGAAGGCGTAAGTATCGCATATACTCAGAATTTACTGAGTAAATACAACCAAGACCTGTTTCAAAGGTACGAAGCATGGGAAAAGAAAAATGATCCTAATAGTGGTACATTTGACGAGTTCTTAGATAATTTTGATGCAGAGTATGCACCTCATTTTGAAACAATACATGAAGAGGTTCTTGCTAATCATTTTGTCCCAGGTCAGATGGGCATACGTAGACAGTTACAGCAACGACACACAGAGCATCTAAACAAAAATTACAGAGAAGATGCTGAAGCTCAACTACAAGGTATTATGTTTACTGCTGTCAATGACAGAGCAAATG